TGGTACACATTTTAAATATCAAAATATAAGTGTTCCTGCTAATAAAGGTTTAACAATAATTTGGCCAACTGATTTTACACATATACATAGAGGTGTAATTTCTAAAACGCAAGAAAAATATATAATAACAGGATGGATGGGTTATGTCCGTCAACCAGGACAAAGTTTTGATCCGTCAGCAAAAGGTTATGAGTAATACAGACGCATATTTAGGTAATCCTAATTTAAAGAAAGTTAACACACCAGTTGAGTTTACTAAAGAACAAATAGTAGAATATCAAAAGTGTGCTAGTGATCCTATATACTTTATGGAAACTTATATGAGAATTGTTTCCCTAGACGAAGGTCTTGTTCCTTTTAAGATGTATGATTTTCAAAAGAAAATAGTTAATACAATTCACAATAATAGATTTACAATTTGCAAATTACCTAGACAATCAGGTAAGTCAACTACAACGGTTGCTTACTTAATGCACTATGCAATGTTTAATCCAAATACAAATGTTGCTATACTTGCCAACAAATCTTCTACTGCTAGAGATATATTAGGAAGACTTCAACTTGCATATGAAAATTTACCAAAATGGATGCAACAAGGTGTTATCAATTGGAACAAAGGTAATATAGAATTAGAAAACAAATCAACCATTGTTGCCGCTGCCACATCTTCAAGTGCTATTCGGGGAGGTTCTTATAATATAATATTCCTTGACGAGTTTGCTTTCGTACCTACTAACATTGCCGAAATGTTTTTTAGTTCCGTTTATCCTACAATATCTTCAGGACAAAAAACTAAAATGATTATTGTATCAACACCATATGGTATGAATCAGTTTTATAAACTATGGGTTGACGCAGAAAAGAAAAGAAACGATTACATACCTATTGAAGTACATTGGTCAGAGGTTCCAGGAAGAGATGAGAATTGGAAAGAACAAACAATTAGAAATACATCACCAGAGCAATTCCAACAGGAGTTTGAGTGTGAATTTTTAGGGTCAGTTAATACTCTTATATCACCAGCGAAAATTAAGAGTGCAACTTATTTTGAACCTATTTTATCAAAAGGAAGTGTAGATCAATTTGAAGAAGCAAAAAAAGGACATACTTATGTTATTACGGTTGATGTCGCAAGAGGAGTAGATAAAGATTACTCGGCGTTTGTTGTATTTGATGTAACTAAAATGCCTTTTAAAGTGGTTGCAATTTATAAAAACAATACAATTAAACCTTTTGTGTTTCCTAATATTATTGCTGAAATAGCAAAACGATATAATGAGGCACATATATTAACTGAAGTAAATGATATAGGTCAACAAATAGCAGAGGCACTAAACTTTGAGATAGAGTATCCTAATGTGTTAATGTGTACTCAAAAAGGTCGTGCTGGACAGATATTAGGTGCTATGTATAGTGGTCGTGGTTCATCTTTGGGTGTTCGTATGACTAAACAGATAAAAAGGGTTGGTTGTGCCAATTTAAAGACACTTGTTGAAGGAGATAAGTTGGTAATCAACTCTTTCAAAATCATAGAGGAAATGTCAACTTTTGCTAAAAGAGGTCAATCCTGGCAGGCTGAGGAGGGTAGCAATGATGATTTAATGATGTGCTTAGTTATCTTTGGTTGGTTGTCTAATCAAGGATATTTCAAAGAATTGACTAATCAAAATGCTCGTATGCAAATGTATGAAGAACAATCAAAACTTATTGAAGAAGATATGGCGCCATTTGGATTTGTAGATGATGGTATTAATGAAGCGGAACAAGAAACAATAGATGAATATGGTGACAGATGGATACCTGTGGTGCGTAAAGACCATTAGGTTTGTCGTTATTATAAATATCTGTATAGTATGAAATTTGACTATGGGCGTATGAATAATACGAATTTTGAAGATAAATGGAAAAATTAGCTAATTAGAGGAGAAAACTATGGCATTTCAAGTATCACCTGGTGTTCTCGTACAGGAAAAAGATTTAACAAGAATCATTCCTGCCGTATCAACTTCTACTGGTGCCTTTGCTGGACAATTCAGTCAAGGACCTTTGGACGAGATAATATCTATTTCTAGCGAGCAAGAACTTGTAAGTACATTCGGTAAACCTGATACAAATAACTTTGAGTATTTTTTCAGCGCCGCTAACTTCTTACAATATTCTAATGCTTTAAGAGTAGTACGAGCTAGCCAAACAAGTACACTAAACGCTACCGCAGGTGGCTCTGGTTTACTTGTAAAAAATAAACAAGACTATGAGGATAATTACTCAACTGGACAAGGTTCAGTAGGGACTTTCGCTGCTAGATCAGCAGGTGCTTGGGGTAATTCTTTATTAGTCGCAACTTGTCCAAGTGCTAACGCATTTGAGGCAACAACTACAACATCTCAACAAGTAGATGGCGCTGCCTCTGCTGGAGATACAACAATAACGGTTGATTCAGACGCAACAAGTTATCTTAATGTTGGAGACATCATTGAGTTTTCTGCAACAGCAAGTGGAGTAGATTTCACTTCTGGTGAGAAATATAGAGTAACTAACCTGACTTCAACGGTTGTAACTATTGTACAACATCCTAGAGGCGCTGGTGGATTAATATCAGATGTCGCTGATAACGCAAGAATAAAAAGAAAATGGAGATACGCAGATCAAGTTGATGGCGCTCCTGGAACTTCTGCTTATGTTTCTGCAAGATCAGGTTCTGGTGATGAAATACACGCTGTTGTAATTGACGAAGACGGAACAATTTCTGGAGTTCCTGGAACGGTATTAGAATCATATTCTAAACTTTCAAAAGCTTCAGATGCTAAATCACCACAAGGAGAAGTTAATTACTATCCAACCGTAATTCAGAATAAATCTAGTTATGTGTATTGGATGGATCATAACACTTCTGGAACCAATTGGGGTAATGCCGCTGCTGGAACAACTTTTACAGCAGTTGATGTACCTACAAGTGAATCTTTATCTGGTGGTGCTGATGGTTCTGCTGTAACTGATGGTCAGTTAAAAACTGCTTACGAGAAGTTTAATGACGCTGACACGGTTGATGTAGGATTAATCATCGCTGGACCAAGTGGTTCATCAACTCACATTGACAACTTAATCACAATTGCAGAAAATAGAAAAGATTGTGTAGTATTCGCTTCTCCACAAAGAAGTGATGTAGTTAATGTGGCAAACTCAAATACTCAAACAACTAATGTAACTGGTTTCTTTGATGGAATCAGATCAACTAGTTATGCAGTATTTGATAGTGGTTACAAATACACTTACGACAGATATAATGATGTGTACAGATATGTACCATTGAACGGAGACATTGCTGGATTGGCTGCTAGAACAGACATTTTAGCGGACGCTTGGTATTCACCTGCTGGTTATAATAGAGGTGTAATTAGAGGCGCTGCTAAATTAGCATACAACCCTACAAAACAACAAAGAGATGACCTTTACACAAGTAGAGTAAATCCAGTTGCAACTTTCTCAGGACAAGGAACGGTATTGTTCGGAGATAAAACTGGACTAGGATCTCCAAGTGCTTTTGATAGAATCAATGTTAGACGATTGTTCATTATATTAGAAAAGGCAATATCAACTGCTTCTAAATTCCAACTCTTTGAATTTAATGATGAATTTACAAGAGCAAACTTTAGAAACATTGTAGAACCTTTTTTAAGAGAAGTACAAGGTCGTAGAGGTATCACAGACTTTTTAGTAGTATGTGATGAAACAAATAACACAGGCGAAGTAATTGATAGAAATGAATTTGTTGCAGAAATCTTTGTGAAACCTGCAAGAAGTATCAACTTTATTACATTATCTTTCGTTGCAACACGAACTGGCGTTTCCTTTGAGGAAGTCGCAGGCGGTTAATAGTTAAAGAAGGAGAATAATAAAATGGCAAACATAAATGACTTCAAAGCTAAACTTGCTGGCGGTGGCGCTAGAGCGAATCAGTTTAAGGTTACAATGCCTTTTCCTGGTTACGCACAAGTTGGTGGAGAAATAGAAGACTTAGCGTTTCTATGTACAGCAACATCAATTCCTGCTATGACGGTAGGAAACATCAATGTCCCTTTTAGAGGTAGACAGATCAAAATAGCAGGTGATAGAACTTTCGCAGATTGGGGTATCACGGTTCTTAACGACACAAACTTTAAGTTAAGAAATGCTTTTGAAAGATGGCAAAATGGTATCAACAATATGACAGACAACGAGGGTTTATCAAATCCAGTTGACTATCAAGTGGATGCTTTTGTTGACCAGTTGGACAGAAACGGTAATACATTAAAATCTTATACTTTGAGAGGCGCATATCCTGTTGATGTTGGATCAATTGATCTTTCTTATTCAGAAAATGACGCTGTGGAAACTTTTGGAGTTACGTTTCAATATCAATATTTTGAAACAAACACTACAACATAGTATATAAAATTAAAGGGCGCCGTCAAAAGCGCCCTTTTAAAACTATTATAAGTAGTAAAAAGAAAAGGAATTAAATTATGGCAGAGTTATTCGGGTTTAATATTACACGAGTCAAACCTAAAACAGACCCTAAACAACAATTCAGTCAACCTCAAGCGGAAGACGGCACACAGGTAGTTGCCGCTGGTGGTTTCTTTGGTAGTTACCTTGATATGGAAGGTACAGCAAAGACTGAACAAGATTTAATTAGAAGATATAGAGAAATTGCTTTACATCCAGAATGTGATATGGCAATTGAGGATATTGTTAATGAGGCAATTACTTCTAATGAAAATAGACAATCTGTTAAAGTTATTACAGAAAATTTAGGTCAATACTCATCAAAAATTAGATCAAAAATAGAATCAGAATTTTCAGAAGTATTAAGACTATTACAATTTAATACTAGAGGACACGATCTTTTTAGAAGATGGTATGTTGATGGAAGAATCTTTTTCCAAAAAATAATTGACGCAGAAAATACTAAAAATGGTATTGTAGAATTAAAATACCTAGATCCAAGAAAAGTTAAAAAAATTAGAGAAGTTAGAAAGAGAAGACCAGAAGGTATGGTTTCTCCAACTAACATTAATATAGCAGATGAAACGGTAGAATATTTTGTATATAACGAAAGAGGTATACAAGGTGCCGCTGCTATTCAAGGAATTAAAATTGCACCTGACACAATTGCATTTTGTCCATCAGGTGTTATAGACCAAAATAAAAATGGTTTAGTTATGTCTTATTTACATAAGGCAATTAAACCTGTCAATCAGTTAAGAATGATTGAGGATGCTGCTGTTATATACAGAATAGCAAGAGCACCTGAAAGAAGAATGTTCAAAATTGATGTAGGTAATTTACCTAAAGCAAAAGCAGAACAATATTTAAGAGATGTTATGGCAAGATATAGAAACAAACTTGTTTATGACGCTTCAACAGGTGAAATTAGAGATGACAGAAACTATATGTCTATGTTGGAAGACTTTTGGTTACCAAGTAGAGATGGTGGAAGAGGTACAGATATTACTACTCTACCAGGTGGTGCTAATCTAGGCGAAATATCAGACATAGAATACTTTAGAGCAAAACTTTATAGAAGTTTAAATGTTCCTGTTAGTAGATTAGAGGCAAGTCAAGGTTTCAATCTAGGTCGTGCTTCAGAAATTAGTAGAGATGAATTAAAATTTACTAAATTTGTAGGCAGATTAAGAAAGAAATTTACTGAATTGTTTAATGATCTTTTAAGAACACAATTAATAATAAAGGGCGTTATTGCAGAAACAGAATGGCCTGATATTAGAGATAATATTTTCTATGACTTCTTACAAGATGGTCACTTTGCAGAATTGAAAAATGCTGAAATGATGAGAGAAAGATTAAACTTGGCAAGAGAAGTTAGAGATTATATTGGTAAATACTATTCAGTTAATTATGTTAGAAGAAACATATTAAGACAAACTGAAACTGAAATTAAGAAAATGGATGCTGAAATCAAAAAAGAAATTGATGATGGCATAATATCATCACCCGAAAATCAAATGGGTAATGACCAAGATTTATAATAAGGAGAAAAAATGAGTGAAGAAGTAAAAGACTTTATAGATAAAATGGCAAAAAACGATATGGTTGGCGCTGGGGATGCTTTTAAAGACGCATTAAGAAGTAAAATGGGTGACGCTTTAGATAAACAAAGGCAAGATATTGCTGGTAATATGTTTAAGGCACAACCACATAGCGACCCTAAACCAGAAATATCAGGTACAGGTACTTTCACACCAGATGGAAAAGTTGAACCTACAGGTGCAAATGCACAAGACGGTCAAGCACAAACAAATATAACACCAGAAACACCAGAGGTATCGGATGCAGAAAGTCAGCCAGCTAGTACAGAACAACCAGGCGTTTAATAGTAATTCATATAAAAATTTATCGCCTGTTATGAAAGAGGCAATAAATGATGTTATGAAATTAGTTGATAAGAATACAGAAGATTTATTAAACACTTTTGAAACAGCAGTAACTAAAGTTGCTGAACAACATAATGTAGATAAAGACGATATTGAAGAATACTTTGATATTGAA